TTCTTTTCGTAATATTTCAGCTTTTTCCACTTGGACTCTCACTCCTCGTTGACGCATCTTTATTAGGGTTGGAAGCAATTGCATCTCCATTTGCCATACAGTAGTTAGACTCTGAGTTTTAATTTCTTGCTCAAATCTTTTCCATAATTTTAAAGTTAGCTCTGCATCTTGCTCTGCATAATATCCAACATGTTCTGCAGGTAACTTCCACATTTCTGCTTTAGGGTCTATACCATGAGCTGCTGCAGCTTCTCTTAATTCTGTTTCTGCTTTTATTTCTCCAAGGTAATCTACTGACAACGCATTTAAAGAGTAACTAAATCTATTTTCATCTATAAGTGCAGCTGCTATCATTGTATCTATAATCTCACCTTTAACTTCTATACCAGATGCTTGTAACCAACCGACATCGTATTGAGCATTGTGAAATATTTTTTTACATGGAAGTGCACACACATCTTTCATATATTGTTTAACCTGTTGAGGTATCATATTACCCCCACCTAAATGATTGAATGGAAAGTAACCTTTCCAACCATCTACTGCTACTGCAAATCCTACAATCTCACCTTTACCTAAAGCCCATCCAGCTCCAAGTTTATTATTAATACCATCATCTCTTGTTTCTAAGTCGATAGCTATTTCTTTTGCGTTAGATAAATCTTTGTACTCACTTGGAGTATTCCACATTGATTTTTTAAATGTTAGTGTTAGTTGTAGTCCGTTCATATGTTTCTTCTTTCGTTGGTATGTTTTTCAATTATTCGACATTAATAAATTTTTTTTCAATTAATTTATTTAATTTATCTTTATTACTAAATGCGAATAATGCTGCATGATAATCCTCTGGAAATATTTCCCAAAAAGGTCCTTCAGTTTTAGAATTACCTTCTCTTTCAGGATATATCTCAAGAGTAAATCCTACTCCCTCAACCTTTATTTGTTTTTTTACTGTTCTTGAATTTGGCATCAGTATCCTTTAGTTTTTTAATCTCAAGTTGACAATAATGAATTATTTTTTGTAAATCTTGTATACCCGCTTTGTTTAAATAACGGCAAACATACTTTATTACACATCCCTGGAAAAATGATAGGTTATTTTTACTAATAAACTCATAGGGTTGTATATGAAATTCTTTGTAATGATTCCCGCCAACCTGTTTTGATTGTGGAAATGCTTCTTCTAATAAACTACTATTTGTCATTTTTCTCCTGTACATAAATTAAATAATCTGACCCAATTGGATAGTTATACTTATAGTCAGTTCGTAATAAATGTAAAGTTTTTCTTGCTCTAGTTGCACCAGTGTACCAAACTTTACGTTCATCACTTTTTTCTTGTTTGTTTTTATTATCATAGTCCGATGGATAGTTACCTTTACTATAAAGCACTACATGATTTGCTTCTCCACCTTTAACACTGTGTATTGTATCTATGGTGATTAGTGGGTCCTTATCTAATTCTTTTTGCCCATAAGTTCTAAGTAATCTAATAAATTGTCTTACCTGTCTTGGTTTAAAATTTCTTCTAAGTATCCAGTACCAGGGTTTTTTTGAGTCCTCTTCTTTTAATTCTAAACCACACCACTCTTTTAAATCTTGAAAGTTATATTCTCTTAAGTCTGGTTCATTCCTCCAAAACTTATCTAATCTATATGTAGGATCTGAAAGTTCTCTAATAAACTTATACATATTTCTTGCTTGTTTCTTATCTATCTTTTTATCTTTAGTGATTGCAGTCCAGGCCTTAATTGCTTCCCATTGTTTTACATCAAAACATTTTGTATCTTTATTATCTTTAAAATATAAACCTGCATCTTTTGCTAACATTCTAAGTTCGTTAACTGTTTCATTTATTCTGCCTAAAATATACCAATCTTCTTTTAAGTTATTAAAAGGTATTTCTTTAAAAGATAAGTAGCTCTTTACATAACCTTTACTATCCCCAGGTAAGTATTCTTTCTCCTCACTGTCTTTAATACCTCTTCTTATAACTTGTGAAAATTTATATATAGCCTCTCCAAATCTTTGAGTCTTTCTTAGTTTTACTTTCCGGCCTGGAAAAAATTTTGTAAAATACTTTGGATCTGCACCATTCCATTTATATATACCTTGGTCATCATCACCTGCTAAATATATTTTCTTGGCCTTCATAGCCATCTTATAAATAACCGACCATTGAAGTGGTGTACAATCTTGTGCCTCATCTAAGATTAAAACTTTAAGTGCTGGGAAGTCTACTTCTTTAATTGTTCTTTCGATCATATCATCAAAGTCAATAAATGATCTTTCTCCTCCACCTTGTTTATAATGTTCATATGTTGATATCTTCCTATGAAAAACAGTTAATGAATCTTTTTTATAGGACTCTCTCTTATATGCTTCCTCTGGAGTGATTAATAAGTTTCTTGCTTTACTATAAATACCTAATGACCAATCTTTAAATGTAAATGCATCATCAGCTAATCTAGTATCAGACGTTTTTATTATTTTAGTTTGTAATGCAAAATCAATAGCACAATGTTTAGGATCAAACACCTCTTCTTGAAAATACCTTCTACAATACGTGTGTAGAGTTTTGAATCTTAAAAAATCTTCTGATGTATAATTAGGAAAAGAATCCATAGCTCTTCTTACTGCAGTATTCACTGCTTTGTTTGTAAACGATAAGTAAGCTATATCAGATGGTTGTACCCCTCTTCTTAAATGACTTTTTAAAACTCTTTCAATTAAAGTATATGTCTTACCTGTACCTGGTGGACCAAATATCTTTATGGTCTTCCTGTATAAGTCTTTAAGTATTTTAAGTTCTAAATTTTCCTGTGTGGAAGTCATCATCCATTTCCGATACTGTTTTCTCGTTACCTTTAGAAGCATTACTTATGTTTTTGTAATCGACAAACTTAGGCATCTTTACAAACCAAACATTCTTAACACCTTGATGATAATCTAATCGTTCACATCCCAACATATTTAAAGCTTCAGCTGAACTTCTAAATACTTTATTCTTTCCTAAAAAATCTTCAAAGGTAATCTTTTTAAAATAACAAGTGTTAGTTTCAGAATCTAAAACAACATACTTATCTTTTAATTTATCAAAATCATCTTCCTCAATATGACTCTCAAAGAATTTTTTAAGAAAAGTATATTTTTGTTCTTCAACTGAATCTTCAAACTTCATCTTGTCATTCTCAACTGCTTTCTTAACCAAAGCAGCCATAAGCATTTCAAATGGAGAAGGACCACTTCTTGGTCTTGGTAATGTCACCCAATAGATTCCATACTTCAATAATTTAACTCTAAAAGATTTTTCATCCTTCATGTCTTCTGGGTTAATTACTATTTTCTCTCCCTGGAATGTAAATGCATATTCAATTGATGTAGGACTTCTAGTAAACTCTATATCTTCAAAGTCATCTATTAAATCTGGTACTTGAGATCCAATACCTAACTTCCTAAATTTACATAAGTCTTTATTACATATAGGAGTAATAGCACCAAGCTTAGGTGGACACTTGTAATTATAATCTTTTTTGATAACAGATTTTGCAACAGAACTTTCCACTTCTTTTGGATCCATAGGTGTAACAAATACCTCCTGGTTTCTTTTTTGAAGTATTCGTGACATCTCTTCTTTACTAATATTGCCGTCTGCTTTTTTCATTTCAAGCACACCAACATTGTAGAGTAAATCATTTCTGTGATTGCCAGACCACTTATCCATAATCATTTTTTGAATACATGGCGGATAATGTTTCCAATCCTCTTCTGGTTCGTATTCTTTTACTTTTAAGCTATTTAATTGTTCTAAAGATATTGTTTTCTTTTTAACTAATTCTAAAAAAGTTCCTATCATAACTGGTGTATTATTTTCATCATAAGCAAACTCTGTAGTAGCATTCATATTGAAGTAAGGCATGTTCATGCACTTATTCATAGGAAACACTTCTAATGCTTGAAAGAAATTTTTATTCCACTCATTTAATTTTTTAAGCACATCTTTAACTGGATACCATCCATCTAAGAATAAAAATAAATGTAGACCACCAGACTTTGATCTAACTGGGACCAGTGGTAATTGATTATCTCTTAATATATCTATAACTTTCTTTTGTGAATAATCTTTATAACTCTGAGGATCTATATCTATACATCCCCATTTACATAGGTCGCCTTTCTCAGGCATAATCCCTATTCTTTGTTTACCGTTTATATGATCTGTCCATAATTCAAGAGTAACAGGTTCGTGTTTCGTGAATGTGTCACTAACCTTCTTGCCCCGTTCATCTACTTCCCCCGTAAGAGAAGTAGTGATGAACAGTTCAGAATTACCCTCAAATATTTTTAAGAGCTCCCTTTCCATAAATTAAAATGGAACAGATTCTTTTGATACAGTGTTATTCCCTGCAGCTTGATTCTCATTTGAGAAATCAACCTTACCAAAAATATCACTCTTCATGGCACTTTGATAAAAGGCTTGTGTTGCCTCTAATGTTTTCAAATGCTCTTCTGCATTTAAGAACTTATCAAATTCAATTACCCAACCATACCAAGAATTTTTAGAATTAGATTCTTTGGTTGTAGATAATTTATAAGTAGTTGCCCATGACGGTGGATTAAAGAAACCTTTTTTACCTTGGGCTCTTCTAGTCATAATCATAGAATTCCAAGTCTTAGATTTCTTTTTCTGTGTAGACTTTAATGGGATCATTGCTTGTTCAATTGGATTATAATCTTTATCCAAAATATAAACAAAGTGATTTCCAGTATCCTCTACATAGTTACCATTTGGCAATCTATCTTTACCGTCAGCTTCTCTTGAAGTCTGGGCCATGATAGATGGATCAGTGTGAATGTTTACAGGTCTTCCTAAACCTTCACCTTTATCCTTCCATTCGTTAAATGTGTTTATGTAAAGACATGGTACTACAATTAGACCTTCTCTACCTTTCCACACAGTACCAGATGTTTCACTCCATATGTCTCCTTGCTTTGCAGTCTCAACATATTTTCCATCAGTCTCATCTAAGACTGGTGAGTTAGCATATAGTATTTTTAACATTGGAAGTTTTTGGTCTCGAGCTGTTACAAACTCTTGACCTTGTCCTGCCATATCTTCCAAATTAAAGTTAGTTGGCAGGTTGTCTTTTTTAGTCGTCATCGCTTTTTCTTTTTGCATGATTACTCCTTCGTGGTTATTTTAGTTTTATTAGCAACATAAGTACCAAACAATTCAGCAGGTACATCCTTACCTAGATCTTGAATTTGTTCTCTAACAAATCCCCTAAGTGAACTAGGGTGTACAGATTGTTTTTGCTGAACTGGTAGTCCTTTATGCTTCAGCTCTTCTACAACTGATTTAGCTTCATTGTCTTGCTTCATACCAAACTCCATAGTCACTTGGTTTTTAATCAAGTCACCATGACCGTTTTCTCGAAGCCAGCTAAAAGCCTCTTCAGTTTTAGACGCAGGTATTCTAGCTGAATAGAACGGCTTAACTTCAACAGACGATCCGTCTATTAATTTAAGCAATGATACACCTGCTTGTTGCATTAAGTTTGG